AGTAATTGATGTTTCGCCACCACTTGCCGTGTAACCTTTTGTTCTAACAGGATTTGCACCTACTATAATTACACCGCTTGGGTCAACCTCCGTTCCTGTTGTATTGTATGCTCCAGTACCTTGTAGGCTTACGTTATAGGTAGACACATCTCTAACAGGAGCATTTATTGCTAAACTTGATATATTACAAGTTCCGTTAATAATTGTTAAACCATCAACTCCGTTATCCACTACAAACTTAATCTCAATTGGTTCTCTTGCTAACTGCTTTTCTAACATAAACAAATAAGAAAATCCACTTAAAATAATTAATCCATCACAAGTTACACTCCAAGTAGCCACATCATTTTTATATTCTCTAAACCAAGCTGAAGCATAAGATGTTATTTCTTTTTGTTCTACGCTTACATTAAAAGAACAATTTGTACTACAAGCGAAAGCAACATCAACCTCTGGGTCAACATCTGTTCTATGCCAATAAAGCATCACATTTTTTCCGTTTACTGCGTTTGCCATAATACAAATTTAGTCTTTTATTTTACTGTATATTATATTTTATTGTTTCAACGGAATCATTATCCACGTTTGTTATTTCTATAAGCTGAAAAGAATCTACTTCATCAATTTGTGGGATAACGCTACCTCTATTTAACATAAATGTTTTATCATCATAAGAAAGTGCATTAGTTGACAAATCTTGTACCGAATAAACTTTGTCTAAATAGTTTAATCCTTTAGCAGTTTTAAACTTTCCTAAATCTGCTTCTAAAGTACCAAAGTTCTTATTTAATAGGTTAGAATATTGTCTAGCTATAAGCATTGGTAATAACTCAAAAACATTAGTTGTATCTGGATAACGATACCAATTTTGATAAGATATGCCATTAGCATTTACTAAATTCCCTACATTATTATTAACTGCAAAGCTATTTAAGAAACTTCCATAAGGTTGGTCAATTTCTTTAATTGTAGTATTTTCATTGCCAATTTGTCTAGTTACATCTACTGAACGAATTGTTGTATAATTTTGAGTTATAGAAACACTTCTAATACTTATTGATTCATATTGTGGGAATGGAGTTCCACCATCTACTAAAAATCTTAATTTAACGTGTCCTTTAACTGATGCGCCACTTGGAGTATTTTGTGTGTTTATTAAAACCTTTAATGAATAATCAGTATAATTTCCTTCATCTACTTTATTAATATCTACAAAAGTATATGCAGTTTGCCAAGCATTTGAACTATTATAATAATAAGTAATAGATGTGGCTGGATTTGTAATTGTTATAATAAGTTTTGCTTTATTACCAGAAACACCAATTCTATATGCAAATTTTATGTCAAAACTTGGTCCATTCATATATGGTAAATACATATAAGGATTTAAAGGAGGAACAACTTGTTGCATTTCTACATAAGAAGAAGTGCCTACCCCAATAGGTTTTTGAATGCTTAATGTATTAGAAGATAGTTCATCATCTATTGTTAAATTTACATAAATTTGACTAGGAGTGCCACTTGTAAATAAATCCCATCCATAAGGGAAAGGATAAAATGATGGAGAAGTATCTCTATTATAATATCCTTTAAAATTGCCATTGTGAACATAGTTATCTGCATATCTAAAATCTCCTTTTACAATTATTTTAGGATAACCTTTTCTAACTATTTTATTTTGAGCATTATTTACAAAATGAACATTATTTTCTTGGTATGGCTCAATAGTTATATTTTTATCAATTGTACCACTACCTGCATTACTTACAGTTGGATAAATAACATAATTAGTAAAATATCTTGTAGATAAAGCCATTTGATTAATAGCTAATATTTGCCATTTACCATCGCTTTGAAATAATCTGCACCCAAAAGATTTTACAATATTATCTAAAACCTCGTAATAATTTAATCCTACAAAATCCCTTCTATATTGGTAAGTTTGTGAAAATGGTTCATCTCCAGAAGCATCTCCTCTATCAAACATACCTTCTGCATAATAAGAACAAGAAGTAAGTAATTCAATAGGGTCTGGATAATTAATAATGTTTAATGTCTCTGCAATTACATCAATAAGTCTATTAGTTTCATTTATACTTAAACCTTCTTCATAAATAAAATCCGTATATTCTAAAAATGATAACCCATCTATTGCAACTAAATCAACTTGAACATTACCTGTTGTAAAAGGAATTTGAACATAATCGTTAAATAAAAATCCACACCATAAAAGAGTATCTCCATTATATAACTTAACAAAATATTTACGAATGTCAAAACTCAATATAGTAGGAAAATCTTCCCCATCTTCTTCTGTTGTTAAAAAAGATATATTTAATTGTGATGAAATAATACCAGCTAAAGGTTCATCATTACTAGCATTAGACTCTAAACTAATATTAATAGCATCATAACTTTTTACTGAAAGAGTATAATCCTTTTCGTAAATTCTAGCTATTAAGCTACTTCCATCTCTTAACACTTGTGTTATTGTGTATCTTTGTCCGTATGGCATTAGATTAAACTTATATTTTGACCTTTAAGGAATGAAGATTTTTGTGTTCTATTTATAGCTACTAAAAGGTCTTGACCTCTTAAAACTGCCACATTAGTTCCACCTGTATTATAACCGCTTCCACTCATTGCTCCTGCATTAAAAGAAGTCTGCATAAAAGTATTTAATTTACTTAATGGTAAAACTGCCTCTGGTCCAGCTTCTCCAATCATAGCAATAGAAGCGCCATTTGTTATACCACCTTCAGCTAACCTTTTACCACCAAATGCACCTTGCAATGCACCACTAGCAGCAAAAAGTGCTTTAAGTTCTGGAAATGCAGTAAGTATTGCTTGAAATATTACTGCTTGTAGTATGGCTGCTGCTATTGATTTAGCTATATTTAAGAACATATCTGCAATTGCTTCTAAAGGATTTGTTCCTTCTTCAAAAGCAGCAAATACATCCATAATTCCAGATGTTAAATTACTAGCTAACATATTAGCAAAATTCTCGTAAGCCTGTGATAATTCTTTTATTTTTTTCTCCTCTGCATCATAAGATATAATTCTAGACTTAGCATCCTTCATTAAAAAAGCACCTAATCCAGTTTCATTAGATTTATCTGTTAATTCTTTAGCTTGTTTAGCAAAGTAACCACCTCTTTTTTCTTGGTCTTCTCTTTTTTCAGATGGTGTAGTAAATAATTTTATTCTTTCATTTTTAAGAACGTATTGTGCTTCTTTAAGTTGTATTTTTAATTTATCAAGATATCTTTCTGTATCGGCTAATTCTTGCTTAGCCATTATTTTAAAGTCAGATTCTTCAGTAGTTGGTTGATTACCTGAAGGAGCGCCAAATATTCTCCTTAGATTAAACTGCATATTATCCCCTAATGTCTTATAAGTTGCTGCTATATCTTTTAAAATATAAGCGTCATTATCTAAATTATCTATTTCCTCTTTTCTTGCTTTTGCTGCTCTCTCTTCTGCATTAGCACTTCCAGCAGGAGCTAAAAAACTTATTGTTCTTTGTAAAATTGTAGGTTCTAATGGTGCAGTTTGTTTTTGTAAAGATTCAACTTGCCTTTTTGCAGCTTGATTAAGTGCTTCAGTAGATATAGCTTTATAGTACATCATCTGAATGTAATCATCAGCCCCATCTCTAAGGAATTTTTCCGCAGTAGCTAAATCATCTGTCTTTTTAATTGTATCTCCTAAAGTAGAATTAAATTGCTTTAAGAATTGCTCTTTTGTAATAATACCATTAGTGTAATCATCGTGTGCTTGATTAAGTGTATTTATTTCATTAGTAGCTTTTATATAACCTTCTTGAGCCTCTTTAAAAACGGCTGCTTCTAACTTCATTGCTTGGGTTACACCACTAAGTTTTTTATTTGCAAAATCACTTAATTCATCTCCAAATGATATAACTAATGAAGAAGCAACACCTAAAGCAAGACCAATACCAGCTGGACCAGTTAAACCAGCAGCCATTGATTTTAGTGCATTAGTACTACCACCACTTTCTTTAGATAATCTTTGAAATGATTCTAATAAAGGATTTAAGTTATTTGCAATACCAATAAAACCATAAGATGCATCTTGTGCTACTCTTGAAACGTTAGTTAAGGCATTGGT